ATACGACTACAAAAGCATATTATAGTTTCGTTGGACTTCCAAATCCGACGATAATTGATGCTGATTGGAATAATGACCCTCCGGCACCTATTGATAATTTTGCCAATGAGAATTCGACATGGGATACTATAATTGCACTTAAAAAAATTACATCAGATGATGCTAAGCAAGTAGTAAGAAAAAATGTTTGGGCGTCCGGTAGAACTTATGATTATTATAGACATGATTATAGCATAAACAACACTCCTAAAAACTCTAACGGAACTTCATTATATTCCTCAAGTTATTTTGTTTTAAATAGCGATTACAGAGTTTACATCTGCCTTCAGAATGGAACCGACCCAGAAAATGTAAATGGAAGACCATCACTGGATGAACCAAGATTTACTGATTTAGAACCAAGAGCTGCAGGAACCAGTGGTGATGGATATATTTGGAAATATTTGTATACTATCAAACCATCGGATATTGTTAGATTTGACAGTACCGATTATATGCCAGTCCCCTCAAACTGGGAAACTAGCAGTGATGATGCTGCTGTAAGAGATAATGCTATTGATGGTGGACTTAAAACTGTAATTATTAAAAATCGTGGAGTTGGAATAGGAACTGCAAATAGAACTTATACTAAAGTTCCCATTAAAGGTGATGGTTCTGGAGCAGAGTGCACGGTAACAATTAATAATGATTCAAAAATAGGTAGTGTTGTAGTTTCAAATCAAGGATCTGGTTATACTTTCGGTAACGTGGATTTAATTGCAGGAGGTGTTCCCTCTCCTAATGAGTATCCTGTTTTAGATGTAATTATTCCTCCAAAGGGAGGACATGGTGCTGACATCAATAGAGAACTTGGTGCAACAAATGTTCTTTTATATTCAAGAGTTGAAAATGACGTAGAAAACCCAGATTTTATCACAGGTAATGAAATTGCTAGAATTGGAGTTGTAGAAAATCCTTTGGCATTTGGTAGTAATCAAATTTTAACATTAGACAAAGCAAGTGGAGTTTATGCTCTTAAATTGACTGGGGTTGGTTATAGTTCAGCAATTTTTACAGAAGATACTGTCGTTCAGCAGACAATTGGAACTGGTGTTACCGCTATAGGTAAAGTCGTTAGTTATGATCAAGTAACTGGTGTACTAAAACTTTGGCAAGAGAGAACTTTTGCAGGATTTACCACTGTCGGAGTCGCACAAACTAATCCATCATTTGGTTATAATCTAAACAGATTTACTGGTTCACCAGATACTGGCGGAGCATTGACAATTACTGGAGGAAGCGTAAGTCTCACTCTAGACGACTTCTCAGGTCTGTCAACGGTCATAAATAATAGGACATATTACCTGGGTCAAACTTTCACCAAAGGAGTATCCACGCCTGAGGTTAAACAATTCTCTGGTGAGATAATTTACACCGACAATAGACCTGCTATAACAAGATCTTCAAACCAGAAGGAAGATATCAAAATCATATTGCAATTCTAATCAACCATGGCTCAACAAACCAATCTCAATGTATCTCCATATTTTGATGATTTTGATCCCAGTGATAACTACCATAAAGTTCTGTTTAAACCAGGGTATCCAGTTCAAGCAAGAGAACTGACTGGTTTACAGTCTATTCTTCAAAATCAGATTGAAAGGTTTGGTCAGCACTTTTTTAAAGAAGGTGCGAAAGTCATTCCAGGAAACACGGCATATTCTAGGACATATCATGCCATTGAGTTAAATAACACTCATTTAGGAGTTCCTGTTGATTTCTATATTGATCAACTGGTAGATAGAAAGATAATTGGTTTGACTTCTGGCGTAACAGCATTTGTAAAAAATATAGTAAAATCTGAAAATTCCGAAAGAGGTAATCTTACTCTTTATATTTCATATTTGTCTTCGGGTGTCCAAGACTCTGAGTTAAAAACTTTTTTAGATGGAGAACTTTTAGCAACTGATATTGATATTATTTCTGGTCCCTTAAATAATCCCTTTATTCCTACTGGAGAGTCATTTTGCTCCACTATTTCATCTAATGCCGCATCTATCGGTGCAGCGTTTTCAATATCAAATGGAGTTTACTTTATTAGAGGTAATTTTGTAAATGTTTCTGATGAAACTTTAATTTTATCACAATACGAGAATAATCCAAGTGGTAGAGTTGGTTTAAAAGTCGTAGAAGAAATTGTAAACTCTGACACAGACGAAACTCTTACAGATAACTCAAAAGGATTTAATAATTTTGCATCTCCTGGGGCAGACCGACTGAAAATTAGTTGTTCTTTAACAATCAAATCACTAGATGATTACAACGATTCTGATTTTATTGAATTAGCAACTCTTAGAGAGGGTGTACTTGAATCTCAAGTAAAAAATACTGAATATAGCATTATTGCTGATGAGTTAGCACGTAGAACATATGCGGAGTCTGGCGATTATACCGTCATGCCGTTTAACGTTTCTGTTAGAGAATCATTGGATGATGGTGTCGGTAGTAATGGAGTATATGCAGAGGGAAGATTTACTCAAGGCGGGCAATTAGCATCTGATGATCTTGCTTTGTATGAGGTCTCGCCAGGTAAAGCTTTTGTAAAAGGATACGAAGTAGAAACGATTAATACTACTTATCTTGATGTTCCAAAACCAAGAACAACAAAAACTTTAGAAGACCAAGAAATTCTTTTTAGCACTGGTTCAACATTTAAAACTAATAATGTTTTTGGATCTCCAACTACGGGGATTGGAAACACTTATATTTTAAGTTTAAGAGATAGAAGAGTAGGTTCTAGTTCAGAGACTTTAGTTGGAAAAGAAATTGGTTTAGCCCGTGTATATGATTTTGCATTAGAAAGTGGATCATATAGTGCTACTAATGCAAATGTCAATCAGTGGGATCTTCAACTCTATGATATTCAAACATTCTCTCACTTAACTCTTAATGAACCAATTACTCTAACTGTACCTGTTCATATTAAAGGAAAGTACAGTGGAGCAACTGGTTTTTTAAGAGAGAATGTTTCTGCTGGAGCAGCATTAACAGTATACGAAAGAAGTGGTGATTTTGTACTTAATGAACCACTTATCTTTGATGGTGTTGAAAATTCTAGGGTTGCTATTGCAGTAACCTCTGCTGGAATATCTGATGTCAAATCAGTTTATGGTGGTCCAAGTTTACCAGGAAGTATTGGTGCTGCAGTAACATTTACTGCTGACACAGTACTAGAAACCTTAGTAAATGTTGGCGTTTCTTCTATTACAGCAACACTCGGTGCGGGTTCTCCTAAAATCACTGCACCTTCTGCTTCCAATTTCTTGTCGAAAGTAAAAGTTGGAAATATTCTGCAGTTTACAACGACTGACTCTGCAACTCCAATTGGTGCAAGAGTCACTAGTGTTAATGATGGAGATGTTACTGTTACTGGAGTTACTACAGTCACAGGAGTTTTGGATGGAAACCTTCCAGCAACTGCAACCTCATTAAATGATTTAAAAATTGTTGGCACAAAGTTATCAGCAAGTGTCGAAGATCTCGATGCAAATGCTTTGTATACAAAGATGCCAAAGCAATACATTTCTGATGTTGATCTTACTTCTTCTAATATTGTAATTAGAAAAACTTTTACGGTTAATATTGCAACCAACAAACTCTCTGCTGTAGTCACTGCAGGTGCAAATGAAACCTTCTTGCCATTTGATGAAGAAAGATATGCTTTAATTAGATCGAATGGTGTTACAGAAGAACTGACAGCAGATAGATTCTCGTTCACTAGTGGCGGAACAGAACTTCAAATTAATAATTTGGGTGCTAATGATACTGGAGCAACTCTTTTTGCAACACTGAGAAAGTCTAGTTTAAAGGAAAAAGTTAAGAGACTGAATAGAGTAAATACTCTAATTGTTGACAAATCAATTAATTCAGGTGCTGGTGTTGGAGCAACCACTTTAAATAATGGTTTGACATCGGGTAATTTCCCATTTGGAACTAGAGTTGAAGATGAGAGAATATCTCTGAACAAACCAGATATTATTAGAATATTAGGAATTTATGAATCTACAAATACATCTGCAGCATCTGCACCGCAGGCAACTTTATCTAATCTGAGTGGTTTCACTGGTAAAACCTCAGACTTAATTGTTGGCGAATTTATAGTTGGAGAATCATCCGGTGCAAGAGCATTGTACGCTGAAAAACTCTCTGATACTCAAATTACGTATGTTCCTAGAACTGATATAAACTTTATAGAGGGAGAAACCATAACTTTCTCTGAGTCAAATGTAACAGCAACTCTGACAACATTAAATACTCCAAGTAGAGCAATCTCAAATCATTTTGAATTTAATAATGGACAAAAGTCTTCTGTTTATGGACAAGGTTTCTTAAAGAGAAAGTCTAATGCAAGACCGCCAACTAGACAGTTAAAAGTTTATTTTGCTAATGCATATTTTGAAGATACTGATGATGGAGATTTAATCACCAAAAATTCTTATGAATCGTTTGATTATGATCTCGAGGTTCAAACTGTTGATGGAGAAAGAAATACTGATCTAATTGACATTAGACCAAGAGTTTCTGATTATACAGTTTCAGAGGGTTCTAGGTCTCCTTTAGAATTCTTAGGAAGATCATATAATGGTAGTGGTAACTCTGTAGCAAATATTTTAGCATCTGATGAATCAATTAACCTTGATTATTCATTCTATCTTGGAAGATATGATAGAGTCTTCATGTCAAAAGATGGAAGACTTCAGGTTCAACAGGGTGCTCCATCAGAAAATTATGAAAGACCAGTCCCACTTGATGACGCACTAGAAATTGCTACGGTAAAATTACCACCATATCTCCTTTCTACGGATGAGGCGAATGTATCTTTCTTAGAGCATAAGAGATATCGCATGTCCGATATCAAAAAACTTGAGGATAGAATTAGAAGTTTAGAATATTATACGACTTTATCTTTATTAGAAGTTAATACTGAAAGTTTGTTTATTGCTGACTCTGAGGGACTCAATAGATTTAAGTCTGGTTTCTTCGTTGATGACTTTACTACACTTTTACCACAAGAAACTAGTGTTCCTGTAAAGAACTCCATTGATGTTCAAAATAGAGAACTTCGTCCAAGACACTTTACAAATTCTATTGATTTAACAATTGAACCTGTTGAGGGAGTTACCACAGAAACTGATCTTGGATTCACTGCACCAGAGGGAGAAAATATTAAGCGTTCTTCTGATGTTATCACTTTAGATTACACAGAAGTTGAGTGGTTAAAGCAAAACTTTGCTACGAGAACGGAGAGTATAACACCATTCTTGGTTAGTTTCTGGCAAGCATCTATTGAATTAAGTCCTGCATCAGATACTTGGGTTGATACTGCAAGAGTTGAAGCAAAAATTATCCAAACTGAGGGTAATTATGCAGAAGAAATGGCAAAAGCCACAAGAAGATTTGGTGACCCAGATCCTCAAACTGGATTCTTCCCTGTTCAGTGGAATTCTTGGCAAACAACATGGACTGGAACGGAGCAAACTCAGAGAGATGGTGGAACCAGAACTCAAACTCGTTCCGGTGGCGGTGGTGCCCGTACTGTACAACTTCCCAACCGGCATCAACAAGGACCTGGAGGAAGAGGTAGAGTAAGAAGTTGGACTGAAACTAACACGACCTTTACTATACAAGACACCATAACTGATACATTTAGACTTGGAACTGATAATAGAACTGGTCAGAGAACTATTATCACTGAAAGATTTGATAACACTTCAATGGGTGATAGAGTTCTGAGTAGAGATCTCATCGCTATAATGCGTTCTAGGAATATACAATTTGTTGCTAATAAGATAAGACCTCTTACCAGAATCTATCCATTCTTTGATTCTAGAGATGTAAGTAAGTATTGTGTTCCAAAACTGTTAGAAATTGCAATGACCTCTGGTGTTTTCCAAGTTGGTGAAACGGTCGTTGGCAAGATGAACGGTAGTGGTTTAGGAAACGCAGGTTCTAGATCACCTGAAATTAGATTTAGAGTTGCTCAGGCAAATCACAAAGAAGGTCCTTTCAATGCTCCAACTCAGATCTTTAGAAATAATCCATATCTTTCTCAAGTAGCTGCAACTGAAGTTGAAAGTTTCTTAGGAACCCCAGGTCAAGTTCAAGTTCCTGGTCAAGGTAATATTTTACCGGAAACATATTCATCAACATCAACAGTTTTAAACGTTGATACGTATGCACTCTCTTTACAAGCACAGGGTGATTACTATGGATATGTTGCTAAAGATATGGTTCTTGTTGGTCAAACAAGTGGAGCACAAGCGACAATTTCAAATCTAAGACTCATATCAGATTTGGGTGCTTCTTTGATTGGAAGTTTTTATATTCCAAATCCAAATATTGGAGGAAATCCAAAGTTTGAAACAGGAGAGAAAACTTTTACTTTGACTGATGATCCTAACAACGATCAAAATGTTGCATCTACTGTTGGAGAACAAAAGTATACTGCAACAGGAACACTTGAAACTGTCCAGGAACAAATTGTTTCTGTTAGAAATGCAGAAATTCAAATCAGACAGGAATCTCAATCTAGAGGTAGAAGAGAATTTATTGGTTCCTCTACATCTAGTAATGTAATTGATTCTGTAACCAGAACTCAAACAGTTGTTGAATGGTATGATCCTTTAGCACAATCATTCCAAGTCTTAGATGAGACTGGTGTATTCATTACAAGTTGTGATGTATTCTTCCAAACTAAGGATGACATGGATATTCCCATGACATTCCAAATTCGCACCATGCAGAATGGTACTCCAACTCAAAAGATTTTGCCATTCTCTGAGATTATTTTAACACCAGATCAAATTAATATTTCTGCTGACGGAACAGTTCCAACCACAGTCAATTTCAAAGCACCTGTTTACCTTGAAGGTGGTGGAGAATATGCAATTACTCTTGCTTCTTGGTCTACAAAATATAGAGTATTCATTTCTAGAGTTGGTGAGACTGATCTTCTGACTGATGAATTCATTTCAAATCAACCATATCTTGGATCTCTGTTTAAGTCTCAGAATGCTTCTACATGGGAACCAAGTCAGTGGGAAGATCTTAAGTTTACCATACGTCGTGCAGACTTTGTACAGAACGGTTCCCTTGAAGTTTACAATCCAGTTCTTGGTGAGGGTAATGGACAAATTCCAACTCTTCAACCTGATTCAATCAATATCAGCTCTAAGAAAATTAGAGTTGGTTTAGGAACAACTGTATTTGGTAGCAATGCTCTTGAGATTGGAAATACTTTCTCGCAACAAGGAACAGATGCTACTGGAAACTTTGTCGGTTCTGCTGGTTCTGGCACTGGTGCATTGACAATTACAAATGCTGGACTTGGTTATACTCCAAGTTCTGGTGCTTTGACTTACACAGGAGTTGCATTAACAAGTATCACAGGATCTGGTCAAAACATGACCGCTAATATTTCAATTAATAATGGTGTTGCTGTTGGTGCAACAGTTGTTAATGGTGGTTCTGGTTATGTTATTGGCGACGTTCTGGGTATTAGCAGTCTTGGTAATAATCCAGCAGGAAGAAATGCAAGATTCTCTCTTGTATCACTTGCTAGCACAAATGAAATCATACTTGATAATGTTCAAGGAGATTTTGAAGTTGGTGCAGGAAAAACTCTACAATTTACAAATAGTTCTGGTTCCTTAGTAACATTGAATGGTGCTAATGGTAATGTTATTCCAACATCAATCAGAACAGTTGGTAATAATGATGGTCGTCATCTCATTGTCGATCATAAGAATCATGGTATGTACCATGAGAATAATAGAGTTACAATATCAGGTGTAGAAAGTGATGTTATACCAACTAAGTTAACTGCCCCATATAGTTCAGACTCTACAGCAGATCTTCTTGTTGAAAATTCTTCTGAATTTGGTACTTTTGAAAATATTGGTGTTGGAACAACAACTGCTGGTCATCTGTTGATAGGTGATGAAGTAATTACATACACTGAAACTTCTACTGGAACGATTGGTGGTATTACTAGAGGAACTAATCCTAAAAATTATGTTGTAGGAACACCTGTATACAAATATGAAATGGGTGGTGTTTCTCTTAGAAGAGTTAACAAAACTCACCTATTGAGTGATGCTACTGTTTCTACTCCAATTGGATTTGACTCATACGCAATTAAGGTTGATATGAGTTCTGATGGAATTGATAGAAGTGTTGGGGATAATTTCCCAGTTCTTTACTACAATGAAACAAAATCTGATGGTGGATATAATATTAAAGCAACTCAAAACATGCCATTTGAAGCTATTGTCCCTTCAGTTCAAAACGTAACTGTTCCTGGAACAAATATCAGTGCTAGAGTCAGAACAACAACTGGATCAAATCTTGGTGATGGATCTGGACAAAATCTCCCAGTTCCATTTAATAATGCTGGTTTTGAAGATGTAACTCTTAATGCTACAAATTATTTCTCATCTCCAAGAATTATTGCTTCCCGTGTAAACGAAACAAACAGTGCTGTTTTACAGCAATTACCAGGTGATCGTTCATTCAATATGACAATATCACTTGAGTCTGCTGATTCTCGGGTAAGTCCAATTATTGATGCTCAAAGGATTAATGCTATTCTTATTTCAAATAGAGTTGATACGCCTATTTCCAATTTCGTTGAGGATAATAGAGTCAATTCAATTGACGACGATCCAAACGCATTCCAGTACATCTCTGGTGAAAATTCATTAGAAACTTCTGCAACAAGTATTAAGATTCTTTTGACTGCTCATATTAATCAGTATAGTGATATTAGAGCATTCTATGCAATTGGAGAGGATCAAGGATTCGAACCAATCTTTGAGGCATTCCCAGGATATTCTTCAACAAATGATGGAACTTCAGATAGAGTTGTTCCTTCGGCAAATGCATCAGAAGGTTTCTTATCTAATGATCTAACATTTAAAGAGTATGAATTTACTGTTGATAATTTACCTACCTTTAAGTCTTATCGTATTAAATTGGTTGGAACTTCAACCAACCAGGCATACGCTCCAAGAATTAAAGAATTGAGAACAATAACCTTAGCATAACATGGAAGATGTAAGAGTAAAGGGTCATTCTGATTTAGTCAGAAACCCTATGACAAATGCAATTATTAATACAAACAAAAGTAAATACGAGGAGTATATTTCTCGTAGAAACATCAAAAAAAGTGAAACTCAAAAAGTGAAAAACCTTGAAGATGAGTTATCATGTATAAAAGATGATTTGAATGAAATTAAGTCGCTCTTAAGGGGGTTATCAAATGGATCCTGATCAGATTGAAATTAAAAACTTATCTAAAAGTTTTGCATATACACAAGTTGCAGCAGAAATAGATAGTTGTGATGATCGTGAAGCACTCCGTAATATTGCAAAGTCTTTTTGCAAACTTTATTATAAACAGCAAGAAACAATGCAAATTATAGGAATACCCGATGGCAAATAAGACAATTACTTTTGACCCAGAATCTGGCGTCCCTTATGGTGCTAATTTAGCAATATATGGTGGCACAGATTTTTCAACTACCTTTACTGTCAGAGCAACAAATAATACTGCTTTTGATTTGACTGGGTATTCGGGTTCAAGTGCTTTAGCAAAAAGTGTTGCTGTTGGTGCGACTTTAGGAGCAACAGCGTCTTTCACTGTAGGTATTACCAGTGCTGCTGGAGGTAAAATAAAACTCTCTTTAACTGATACCCAAACTACATCATTGACTGAAGGTAGATATGTTTATGATGTCCTAGTAACAGCAGGATCAACAACATATCCGTTAGTTCGTGGAAACGCTCAAGTTTATAATACTATCTCTTCTTAAACCCTAAATACACTTAGGAAACTTGTGAGTATATGGCACACCCAGCAAGTAGATCAGACTTAATAAATTACTGCAAAAGGCAGCTGGGTGCACCAGTGCTTGAAATTAATGTTGCCGATGAGCAAATAGATGATTTAGTAGATGATGCTTTGCAATATTTCCATGAAAGACATTATGATGGAGTCGTTCAGACATATTTAAAATATAAAATTACCCAGGATGATATTGATAGAGGTCGTGGTAGAGGAGGAGACAATCCTGTAGGTATTGTCACTACAACCGCTTCTAGCACAATTGCTGGTTCATCTGTATCATTTAATTTTGAAGAGAATAGTAACTATCTTCAAATTCCTCCAGCTGTTATTGGTATAAGTAAAATTTTTAGATTTGATGGTGCTAACACTGCAACTAGCAATATGTTCAGTGTTAAGTATCAGTTGTTTTTAAATGATATGTACTATTTCGGTTCAACTGAAATTTTGACATATGCAATGACAAAAAGATACTTAGAAGATTTAGATTTTGCACTTACAACTGAGAAGCAGATTAGATTTAATCAAAGACAAGATAGATTATATTTGGACATTGATTGGGATAGTGTTGTTGCAGATGACTATCTGGTTATTGATTGCTACAGACTTATAGATCCAAATGATTTCCCAAGAGTATATAATGATTACTTTGTTAAGAGATACCTCACTGCTCTTATCAAACGTCAGTGGGGGCAAAACTTAATTAAGTTTAACGGAGTGAAACTTCCTGGTGGAGTAGAGTTGAATGGTCGTCAACTGTATGATGATGCAGAAAAAGAATTAGAAATCATTAGGGAGCAAATGTCCAACACTTATGAACTCCCTCCCCTTGATATGATAGGTTGATATCATGGTATTAAATCCTTTTTTTCAACAAGGTTCTCGTGGTGAACAAAATCTTGTTCAAGACTTAATTAATGAGCAATTAAAAATATATGGTATTGAAATTTATTACATACCTAGAAAGTATGTAAATGAAAGAACAATCATAAGAGAGGTTGTTACTTCAAAATTTGATGATTCGTATCCAATAGAAGCATATGTTGATACCTATGAAGGATATGATGAAAATCCAACGTTATTGTCAAAATTTGGCATTCAACAAACCAATGAAGTATCATTAGTTATTTCACAAGAGAGATTTGAAACTTATATCTCTCCATTGATGAAGAATGAATCTGATGTAAAATTATCATCTAGACCAAAAGAGGGGGACTTGATTTATTTCCCTCTTGGCGATCGTTTATTTGAAATTAAGTATGTAGAGCACGAAAAACCATTTTATCAACTGCAGAAAAACTATACTTATATACTCAAATGCGAACTCTTTCGTTATGGTAATGAAGTTATTGATACTGACATTGAAGAGATTGATAACGAACTAGTTGGAGATGAACTGACTGGAATTAGTTTAGAAACAGGTCAATTAACAAGTCTCGGTTCTATTCAATCTCTTACGGTTGTTGGTTTAGGAAACACGGCAAATGCAATAACAACATTTATTGAATCTGGTTCTCTCAGATCAATTAAAGTTTCAAATAGAGGATCAGGATATACAAAAGTTCCGACTGTTGGTATATCATCTGCACCATCTGGTGGAGCAACTGCGGTAGGCATTGCTTCGATGATATATGGAATAGTTGTATGTACAGACAGTGCAAATAAAAATGAAGGATCAGTTCAAGCTGTTAATTTAACTAATCCAGGAAGTGGTTACACAACAACTCCAAAAATTAAATTTATTGGTGGATATGGTAGCGGAGCGGCAGCATCGGCAGTTGATGGATTTAGAACTGTTGGTGTAGTTACTGTAACTGATGCTGGTTCTGGGTTTGCTACTGCACCTAGAGTTACTTTCTCTACACCAATTCATGTTGGTGCCGCCGCCACAGCAGTCTTAGATACACCAATGGTTGCTCTTGGAGTTAGTGTAATTTCTGCACCAATAAGTATAGGAGCATCGAATTATCTGTTCCCTGGAGGAACCACTGGAGGAGTATACTATAAATCAGCACCTTATGTTGTATTTGGTCTCCCAGATATTTCGCCAACCACTGCAACAGCGACAGCGACAATGGGTGACTATGCAACCACAGGAGGAACAGTTGCTAGTATTACCATAGACACAGCAGGATCATATTATGCAGATGTTCCTACAGTTACAATATCAGGTCCAGGTGTAAGTCTTGCATCTGGTACTATAGGTATCACTGCAGGTGGTTCTATTAATCCAGGGTCTCTTGCATTTACTACCACTGGTAGAGCATATACGACTGCCCCAACAGTTGCTATTACAACTGCAGGATTCTTCACTCCACCAACACAGACTGCTGTTGGTGTTGCAACAATTAATCCAATTACGGGTGTCGTTACTGCGGTTTCCTTTGACGCTAATGACCCATGGGCAACGGGCACAGGGGCGACAATTGGAGCAGGATATACTCAGGCACCTGCAATTAGTTTTAGTGGCAGCACAGGGGCAGTTGGAGCGTCTGCAACTGCTATTTTATCTGGGGTTGGAACCATAACCTCTATTGCAATTGGAAATAGTGGTTTTGGTTATGCTCCAGGAACAACTGCAACAGTAACCATCGGAGCTGGTGGAACTAATGTCCCATTCAGAGCAGTTGGTGTTGCTACAATTAGATTTAATTCGGTTAAAACTACTGGAACAATTGGTATAGGATCTACAGTAATAACAGGAATAGGAACAACAAATATTATTGTTGGAGATCGTGTTCGTTTGGAAAGTGGTTATGATGCTAATTACAATTTCATTCCAAGTGGTACGTTTGTTACTGGACTAGGAACGGATAGCATTATACTTTCAAATGCAGCAACAAATGTTGGTATTGCAACTTCTTCGTTTGAATTTGGAATTGATAGATGCGGTGTTGTAACTGGAATCAATATAACCTATGGTGGTGGAGGTTACTTATATCCTCCATCAGTAACCATACAAAATGATGTCACTGTCAGTAACTACCATGAAGAGGTTGCAGGTGTTCATACTGCGCGAGGAATTGCTGTATTAAATTCTGCAGGCAAAGTTGATAGTATACAGATCACTGATGCTGGAGCAAAATATGTCATTGGAACAGGAACAACAGTAATATCTGTTTCGATCGCAAGTCCACCACAAATGGAGTCTACAGGAAACTTTGAATTTAATGAAATCGTAACAGGATCTATTTCTGGTGCAACAGGCAGAGTAAGAGCATGGGACGCTGGCGTTAATATTTTAGAATTAGGAAATGTTGCAGGAACTTTTGTCATTAATGAAAAGGTAACTGGATCAAACTCTGGTGCAACTCAAATCTTAAGAGTTGTTGGAAGACTTGACTCCGATACCAGTGATACAAATAGAGATCCAGTTGATGATTACTTTGCAGATAATAAAGCAATTGAAAAAGCAGCTGATGCTATCTTAGATTTCTCTGAACAGAATCCTTTTGGTATTCCATAAATATAGTATACAAGGTATATAAAAATGTTTGAGTATTTTTATCACGAGATTCTGAGGAAGACAATCATATCGTTTGGAACGCTGTTTAACGGTATTGAAATTCAGCAGAAAAATTCTAATGGCACTATAGCAAGCACTACGAAAGTTCCTCTTGCATATGGACCAACTCAAAAGTTTTTAGCAAGATTAGAGCAGCAAGAAGATTTAAATAAAGCAACCGCAATGACATTGCCTAGAATGTCATTTGAGTTTACTGGTTTGACATATGACCCTACCAGAAAAGTCACCACAACTCAACAATTTACGTTAAAGGATCCCAAAGATGGATCGGTAACAAAAAAAGCATATATGCCAGTTCCTTATAACATGGCATTTGAATTGAGTATTATGACAAAATTAAATGATGATGCTCTACAAATCACTGAGCAGATTTTGCCATATTTCCAACCTGCATACAATCTATCCGTAAATTTAACAGAAGAAATAACCGAAAAAAGAGATATTCCAATTGTCTTGGAAAATATTACAATGCAGGATGATTATGAGGGTGATTATTCCACTAGAAGAGTTTTATTGTATACATTGAGATTCACTGCAAAAACATATCTGTTTGGTCCAGTATCCAAAGCAACCTCAGATATTGTCAAATCTGTTAGAGTTAGTTATCTTGCAGGATCAGATCCTAATAATGCAACAAGAGATATTTCTTACACTGTTAAACCTAGAGCAATTAAGAGTTATACTGGCACTGTCACTACTAACCTCAGTGCAGATCTAACTGCAGATTCCATTGTTGCTGAGGTTGTAGATGGATCTACTATCACTAATAGATCTTACTTAGATTTGGAAGGAGAACAAGTATTTGTTAAAGCAATAACTGGTAATAAGTTAACACTTGACAGAGGTCAAGATGGAACTGATGCGGTTTCTCATTTAAATGGTGCTCCTGTTAGAGCAATAACTGCAGCAGACAATGCTCTGGTTCAGTTTGGAGATGATTTTGGATTTGATGGAATTATAGAATGAAAATGACAAAGCAATTTGATGAACTGAATAATGAGTTCAATGTCTCAGCAGATGTTGTTCAACCTGAAGTTGTCAAAGAAAAAATTGAAAAGGTAAGAGAATCTGTAGATGATGTAAAAAAAGATTATGAATATACCCGTGGTAATCTTTATAGTATCATTGAGAAAGGACAAGAGGCACTCAATGGCATCTTAGAGTTAGCACAAGAAAGCGAAATGCCAAGAGCATATGAAGTTGCTGGTCAGTTAATTAAGAATGTCGCTGATGCAACTGATAAGTTAATGAAGTTGCAGAAAGAACTCAAAGATGTTAATGAGGAATCCTCTAAAGGACCGACGAATGTAACTAATGCACTTTTTGTAGGATCTACGGCAGATCTTGCAAAACTACTAAAGAGTGAAAGTCAAAAGGACAATAAATAATCTGGGGAGAGAAATCCCAAAGTACAAAAGTTACTAATAACATGTCCAAAGAGGAATTGCCTTCTATTGACGATTATATTGTAGATATAGAATCTCTACCGTCAGTTGAGGATTATATAACAGAAGAATTAGATGCAGAGTTACCTTCTGTTGAAGACTATATTGAGCAAGAGGAAATAGAAGAAGCAGTTCAAACTATTGAAGATGCTGAGGGAAATACGTTTGCGGAAGTAAAAGATATAATTCCACCATTCCCAGAATTAATTCGTCTGATCAATGATGTCAGAAATGATATCCCAGACATCCCAGAGATAAAGTATTACGATAAAGAATTAGAAGATCTAACAGAACAGATTAATCAGGTAAGAGATGGTATACCTGAAGTTAGATATTATGAGGCAGAGATAGAGGCAATCTGTGAACAGATTGATCTTGTAAAAGAAGTAATAGAAAAAAATGCCGCAGATATACCAGAAATAAAATATTATGATGATCAAATCAGTATATTAGAGCAACGCCTTGAGCAGGTAAATCAAAATATTGAGGAATTACCTGAACCAAGATATTATGAGGAAGATATTCAGTCTCTCAGAATAGCAGTTCAAGAGGTACAGGATCAAATTCCTACATTCCCTAAGTGGGTTAATGAGGTAAATGAAGTCCCTGATTTTTCATGGATTGGAAAAACCTTTAGTGTTATTGATGATGATTTTGTTAAAGTTCATGATGCTGTTGAGGGACTGAGGGGAAAGGTTGAATATGACCTGGATAGAATTGAAGAACACTTTGATAAGAAAGAATTTGAAACTAGAACTGAGTTTAATGAATTAAGAGAAAGTATCAACACTAGGTTTGATACAGAGAAAGAAAAGATTTGGAAAGAAATCAAAGAGACCTCCATGCGTATGTGGGGTCATCATAAGGAGTTTAAAGATGATGATAGAAAGTTAAAGAAGCAATTACTTGGTGAATACAATCTTCTTAAACAGACACTAAAGAAAGATCTTAAAGAAGTAAACAGAGAAAGTGTAAAAACTGATGAACTGCTTCTAGGATATTTTAATGATCTAAAGAAAGAAATCTCAGAGTTACCTGAGGTAAAATATTATGATGAACAGATTGATGAAGTAAGAGATGAATTTAATGATGGACTAAAATCTCTTAAAATATTAGTTGAGGAGATTAAGGGTAAACAGGAGGTCTTAAAAGAAGAGATTAATAATAGACCTGTTCAACCCGATCCTAGCGAATCTAATATTGACCCTTTAACTCCTACGGATCAAAACTTTGCCACACATGAAGATCTAGCAAAGCACTACAAGCTATTCATCAATAGAGTTCAACAGCAACTCTATACCATTGGTGGCGGTGGTGCTGGATTTATTAAAGACCTTGATGATGTAAGTTTTGATGAAACAACAGGAACGGATAAACTTTTAATTTACAATGGATCTCAGTGGGTTGGAATTGCAAGTACGGCACTCTCTGGTAGCACAGAGGCAACAACATTAGCAGATGGTGCGACCGGAGTTAGTCTTACTCTTACTGGAAATCTAAGTGTTGGCGGAACAATCACTTATGATGATGTAACTTATGTTGATTCAATTGGTATTGCTACTGCTAGAAGTGGTTTAGAACTTGGTGCTGGCAGTCAGACAACAATCATAAAACTTGAAGCTGCAACAGCGACAACCACCACTACGTCAGAATCTAACATAGATACTTTTAATGCAAGTATCTTTAGATCTGCCCAATATCAAATTCAAATAACGCAAGGAACATCATATCATGTGACGACACTAAACGTTTTACATGATGGAACTAATGTTTATCTGTCAGAATTTGGAACAATAAAAACAACATCTGATGCTCTTGCGACATTTGATGCAGACATAAACTCCGGTAATGTAAGAGTGAGAGCAACTCCAAGTTCTAGTTCATCAACTGTGTTTAAAATTTCAAAGACTCTGACAAAAGTATGAAAACATTTAAACAATTCCAAGAAGGTTGGAGTAATAAATATAAAAAGAGCATTGACTGCTCTAACCCCAAGGGATTTTCCCAAAAAGCACATTGTGCAGGTCGTAAAAAGAAATGAGCAACCCACGTATTCCAAGAAAACCTGGTCAACCAGCAAACTCCAAAAAGCACTCAGACCTTTATACGGATGAAAATCCAAAAGGAACGATTCATGGACTTGGATTCAAGGACGTTGCAACCGCGAAAGCATCTGTTTCTAAAATTCGCAATTCATCAAGATCTCATGCTCACAAAATCCAGGCAGCAGTTGCTATGGAGCAGAGAGCAAGAGAAATGGGTAAGACTTCAGAAGCAGCGGTCTATAGAAAGTATATCAACTCAATGAAGAAAAAGACCAAAAAGATGAATGAAGCGCAAGACTATTCTGAAAAAGATAAAATTATGAATAGAGCAAAACCTCTTCACAAACACCTATATAAGAATCTTCACAAGAAGGATACTTCTGGTGACGTAAATGAAGAGAAGAAGAATGGTCGCTGCCCTGAGGGACAATACTATTGTTATACCGATAAGAAGTGTAAGCCAATCCCCAAAGGATTTAAAATGGTTGGACGCTCTGGTTATCTTCGTAAAGAGAATGGTCATTCCGTTGATGATACCAAGAAAAATGGTAATGGTAACGGCAATGGCAACGGAAATGGTAATGGTGGTAATGGTAACGGAAACGGCGGTAATGGTATAAGTGAAGAGGGTCTCCGTGATTGGTTTGGTAAGTCCAAATCAAAAGATGGTAAAAAAGGTTGGGTTCAAGTTGTATCAGGTAAACCCTGTGCTCGCCAACCAGGACAGAAAACAACACCTAAGTGTGTGTCATCTGCAAAAAGAGCAAGCATGAGCAAATCTGAAAGAGAGTCTGCTCAGAGAAGAAAGAGAGCTGCTGATCCAGGTCAACCACAAAAGACAGGAGCAGCGAAACCAACTTACGTTTCAACTGACAAACCAAAGAAAATGAAAGAATCAGCACAAATCCAGGAAAAAGCAGGAACCAAGGATGCTTGTTACCATAAGGTCAAGTCTCGCTATTCTGTATGGCCTTCTGCATATGCCTCAGGTGCTTTGGTTAAGTG